AGGTGTTATACCAGTCTGCTGCTGTGTACATCTGCAGTTGTAGGTCAGAGTTTGTTACGTAAAAGTTTGCAATACGAGTTCTAGTATCTGCTGCCTTGCGTGCTGCATCGGAAACCATATTGGTTGCAGAACAGTTAAAGGATGGCAGTGGTGCCATTGCTTCTGCTAGATCTCGTGCTGCTACGTCAATGAAGTTTGCAACCAGAGGCTTTGGGTATTCCTCTGAAAACATTGCAGGGTATACCTTAGAGATATCTCCCTGACGCACCGAAAGCACATCACGCATACGTTGATCTCGCGCTGATGAGCGAGTACGTAAGCGTGCTAGCTTAGCGTCAACTTCTTTGACTGATAACAATTGGTTTCCTTACTTCTTCTTTTTGGCTTTTTTGACAGCGTTCATTTCTATAATCTTTGCACGAGTGCTAGTTTTTGACTTGTCGTTAATAATACGCTGAGCCATTGCTTTTCTTTCTGCAGCTCTGGAAGCAACTTCTGTTACGTTGCTTTTACTATTAAACATACTGCCTGTTCGAGTGTTTACACTTACAACAGTTCTTTCGTCTTTAGCAAGTTTTGCTGCAGTCTTTTTTGCTCCACCCTTTACAGCCTTCTTATAGTCAGCCTTAGCCTTAGCGGTCTTGCCGCCTTGCATAGAAGGACTACCGATAAACTCTTCGTGTGACTTTGCATAAGGCTTCTTTGCAGGTGCCTTAGATGTTATACCAGCAAATGCTTTTTTGGTTGTCTTAGCCATAGATCTTACCGTATTTGCCTTCAAGGATTTTCTTCATTGCTACATCTTGAGGAGTCATCTTTGATGGCTTCTTTGGAAGTGGTACTGGCTTAGCACCTGGACGCTTAACTGCTGGCTTCTTAGGCGCAGGCTTCTTCATATTTGGCATTACTTGCGCTTCTTGCCGCTACCTGGTGCAATAATTCGTGCTGGCTGATCGCCAGTCAATGTCATATATTGCTTAGATGGTGTTCCCTTTTTGCCACTTGTTGCAGCCTTAGCTGTTTCGCCAACCTGCTTCTTAACCTCTTTTACTGCAGCGCCAAGTTGCTTCTTTACTCCACCAAGTGCGCCAGTCTTTGATTGGTTGCGTACTACAGCGCCGATGTTTCCAACTGCTGTTGCAATGTCGCGTGCTTCGCGTGCTGTAACTCCAAAGCGCTTTGCAACTGCAGCAACTGTAGATGCTCCAGACTTGCTTCGTGAACCTTCTTTAAGAGGCTTTAATTCCTTCTTAAGTTTTGTTTTTTCTGCTGGTGTCATTGCACCCTTGCGATTTTCAGCAGCTTGGCGTGCAGTAGTTCTTGCCTTGCTTGCTGCTTTCTTAGCATTTCTTTCTTCGAAAAAATACTTTTCTGCCATTTTTTATTATCTCCTTATTAGATGAACGTGCGATCTTTTTCGGCGAGCAGTTCATCTATATTGATAACCGTTCGCTTGCCTACCTCGTAACGAGATAGGAATGGGTTTTTTAAGTGGTGAGTTTTGTGTAGTCCTTGATTGAGCATCTCACGTGCTCTGATCTCACAGAACCACAAGGCCATCACCATATCGGTCTTGCCCTTAGTAGTAGGCGACCACGTAATCAATTGCTCGATAAGAGCTTTGACATTTTCTGTTTGATCGCTAGGAAGATGGATAAGGTTGTCTCTATGATGCTTACCATCGTGCTGCTTGGTCCCAAACAATGTGGACATACTGGCAACTCCGAAGCCTGAGTCCCACTTGTTGGTTCCTGTATGGTGTTCACGTAGTAGTACTCCTCGTGATGCAAGGTTGGCACGGATGCCTTCGTCTTGCGTTAAGAAAGATTGAAATGCGTTCTTCTCTACTATCCACTCACTGGGATTGTAAAGGGCGGTCCAGTCAAAGATTAGTTGACGGATCGCAGCAGGTGTTGGCCTAGTAATCTTAATAGCATCAACGATATAGCGTTTATGTGTAGCCCTATCAACAGCGTAACAAACGACGGCTGTATCACCAACCATAGCGGGATCAAGACCACAAATAAAAGAAAAGCCATTAACATCACGCGGATGGCCTGGGTTACCAGGAACCAAGCGACCTGCTTTACGCATACCATCTATAGAACCTCGCACACATACTGGATCAAAGATGGCATCATCTGAGATATCTTGTTGCTGATAGACCAAAGCCCAGGTACTTGCATCCATAGCTTGGCGTTCGTTGTAAAGGTTGCGACCATTCCATCTAGGGTAAAGGCCGTCTTCATTCTTGTCAGATTCCATCTGACCATCAAATGGTGCATCGCTAGCAGGCCAGAGAGTCTCCCACTTGTCAGGGTCTTCGTGCGTAGTCAGAAGTGCTGGCATTGCTAAGTACTTCCACGGAACCAGTCCACCTGGGTAGCGGTCTTCGTTACGAAGCTCGCGGTATAAGTCCATAGCGGAAACTCTGGTACCAATGACTACAAGTTTGCCTGTAGGGTTAAGACGAGATCGTACGTCCTGGGTTAACCAGCGGATCTGCTTTTCAAACTCGTTAGCGTTCTTTAATGTCACCGCGTCATCGACGATAATCATATCGGCACGCTTACCGTAGATTTGACCGCCGATACCAATGGCTTCGATGTTTGGGTCTTTTTCACTAGACTCACGTAACTCGGAACCAAAGGTCACACGGGTGGCTTGCCACGAGGCGCTCTTGGAATTAAACCCTACGCCAGCAGCGTAAGCCTGCTGGAGTGATTCATACATCGGATGTGTCAGGCGTTGCTTGATGGCGTAGAGAAAGTCGGCAGCTAACTGCTGCGTCTGGGAAACAATCAAAACTCTAAAGTTGGGATTGCGTACTACCTGCCACGTTACGTAATCGACCGTGATCGTAATCGACTTGGCGTGGTTTGGCGGAATGTTAATCAGGATTCTATTACTAGCCAATCCTGGCTCATACTTCATACTGGGGTGTAACCAAGAAGGCTCGCGGCCTTCGATCATATCTACCAGGTTTTGCTGGTGTGGGAAAGTCTGAGAGTGTAGGAACTTCTGGCGGAACTCGGCAAAGGTGATGTCGTGGACATCGGAATCAATAAAGCTCTTGTCTTTGAGTCCAAGGCGTGTTCGGTCAACCTTGTCGCAGAAGACCTTATCGGTACGTCGGTAGTACTCGTAGGTCTTAATGGATTTACCAGCAGAGGCGCAAGCGGCCTCAATGGTCATACCCTCTGCTACACAGCCAAGGATGATTCTCTTGGCAATATCGGCACTATTGTCAGCCACGTGATCTCCTAAAATTTATTGGGGACGGGCCGTAATCGGATCGTATCGTTACTAGGCGAGGAAGGTTTCATCTACCAGTAGATAGACCTATCCCCACTAAAAGTACTAGGCAGGTCGGGCTTAGCGCCCGAAGGAGCCACAGCGAACTGAGGGGTAAGTTAGTGCTCGGCCTAGGGGCCTCGCTAGAGGCCAACCGTTAACCGCTCAGGGCTTTTCCTATTAAAACCCCTTACTATATATAAGGCAGGAAATTTAACGCATTTCCCGTTTTTAGAATGTGACCTTCATCACAGTATATAAAACCGCAGGTCAGAGGCCAGATCGAGCTTTGACTTTAGCAAATATTTTTTGTTGGGGAGTACAGGGACCGCCCGCCTGAGATTTAGCAACGGGGGGTGACTGGTCTGACCGTTTGCGCCTGTTTGTGCTGACCAGTCTGACCTGTGGATAAGGCTGTGGATAACTGTTTGCAAAAAATGGTGGGGCTGACTAACCCCACGGCTACCCCTAACCCTTAACCCTTGTCTAATTAACTAACCGCTCTAACCTTGCAGCTCTCTCACCTTGCAGCTGCTAACCGCTAGCCCTAACCGATAGCGCAGCTCTAGCCCGTGACCTAATCGCCTAGCCCTGTCCCTTGTCCTACTAGATCGGCTCACTACCTAACCCGCAAGCCCTAGACAGTTACGCCCTAATTGTCTAACTAATAGTGTGATCCAATTCACTAAATAAGTTACACTAAATAGCTTGTAAGAGTTGCTTAACGGTATAGTCCCGTAGTATCGTCCTCCCTGTAGAGCTACTCACTTACCTAACAAGCTCTATAGATAAGAGTAATACTGTGACTACTTATGATGAAATTATGCAAGAGATTAAGCAAGAGATAGAGCAAGGGCAAGACTTAGACTCTATTAAGGATCGCTCTCACGAGCTAATTGATAACTATGTCCCTATCTATAATAATCGCATAGTAGAGGAGTGGCAAGCAATGCCAAGCGATTACGATAATCGCGGGGCAGCAGAATTAGGGCATAACTGTGAAGAGCTAAACATAATTAACCTAATGCAAGGGGATCTTTATTTTTACTATTCCGATTTAGTGGCGTTAGTAATTAGTGACCTAGAGCAAGAGTTAGAGAGTGTGGAGTAATGAGTAGCCTTACCCCTCGCGGGTGGCTTGTCCTTGTTATTCTGCCCGCTCTGGCTCTAACAGCTCTGCTCTTCTGGCTAAGCGGGCACGTATGGTACGTGCCTACCGATACGGGCGGGCACTATTGCATAGACACTATGGTTAATTGCTACGCCAAGACTTTCACTAGGTAAGTGACTAGCGCCCTCCCTTAGCGGGGAGGGTGTTAGCCCGTACCTAGCGGGGAATTACTAAGAGAATAAAGGGTTAAGTAATGAGTACTATGACAGAGAATAAGATCATCACGGCGGGCGAGAGCCTTAACAATTTAGAGCTTGCGGGCGATCAATTGTTAGAGCTATTGGAGGGCGTGAGCACTCACGCGGGGCGCGATAAGTCTCTGCCTACGCTTAACGCGGTAGAGGTAGAGGGCGGGGGCGGGCTATTCGTAGCACGTGCCACCGATAGATACCGCTTAATCGAGGGCGGGGCGAGAGCGTTAGACGGTAGTTTAGATAAGGCTCTAATCTCGTTAGAGGATACTAAGCGCAT